TCGCAAATACAAAAACGGTGTCATTGTCCCTGTGCTCATGATTACCGAAACAGAAGACCAGAAACGTTCAATTCCTGAAGGTCGTCAACCAGTTGAAGTTGTTAACTTTGTAGCATCCATTGACGAGTTTAGACGTGCTGGCATCACCGACCCATTTGAGTACAAACAACACCTCAACGATTTGTTCATTTACGACGGTAGGTACTTTACTGTAACGTCGTACAAAGTGCGTGGTCGTATGCGAGATGACATTATTATCGTTGTTGAAGGTTTGGAAGTGTACATGAACCAAGAATACCCATTTGACCCTACGACCACGTTCAATGGCGTTTCGTCTTTGCCTTGGCCCTCTTCGCTTCCTACTATCTGATAAAATTGGTTTAACTTTGACGAGCGTCAAAGGGTACAACTGCCTAGAAGAATCGGAGTGCTATGAGCACTGAGTCAATGTCGTCTGCCCGTTCTTCTAGACCGTCTTTTTTATCGGGCACATTAGAAATTGTAAAGTACGCAGAGTTTCTTTCCAAAGAATATGCAAAGGCGTTGGCTCAATCAATTAAGGAAGTGTCTAGAGAAGAAACCAAAGAACTTCGTAAAAAGGCAAAAGAGTCCAGCACGGCATGGGCACGGTTGTCGTCTGACCTTGAATCAAGGTACAACGAAAAAACTGGTAATTTTGAATTTGGCGTAATGGACCAACGCACAAAGAGCGCCAAAATAGCCACTGATTTAGAGTACGGAGTGCCTAAACAAAACGCCCCGCAACCCCTGTTGCGTTCCCATACCGTCAGTAATCAAAAAGAACTTGGTGACCGTATTGCTAATAAAGTACACGCTAAACTAAAGGAAAAGTACCGATGAGTCGTGTGGGCTTACTCCTTGCTGAAGATGAGGCTATGAAAGCCATTCTTAGTAATTTAACAGTCACCGATGACCGTAATAATTCCCGTTCAGTAGATGTCTTTTTTCGTTATCCAGAAGGCGAAACAGAACGTTCTTATCCGTTTATCACTATTGAACAAATTGATATCATCCACGCTCGTAACAGACAACACTCCGAATCAGATATCTTTTTTAGGACTGGGGCTGGTAATGCTCCAGCCATTCCAGCCAATTCACCCAATCGTATGGATTATTGGCCCAGCGTTTCTACTGACTTTAGTTTTAAAACTGGTAAAAACAATTATGCATACTTGGAAGCCAACGAACACGTGCCAGTGGATTTGTTGTATCAAGTGTCAACGTTTACCCGAACCGCTTTACATGACCGCCAAATGACCGCAAAAATGCTTACCGAAGTGTTTCCTTGGAGAAAGGGCTTTATTGACATTGGGGCTGACAACACCATCCGTCGTTTGGACCTATTGGACTGGACAACGGCTGACCTGCTTGACCCAGAAGCGGGTTATCGCAAACGCATTTTTCGCAAAGTTTACACCGTACAAATGACTGCCGAGATTCCATCATCTCGTGTCGTTGGTCGTAAGGCGGTGGAAGAGATTATTGGTAATGTTGAGATAATCAACAGCGTCAATGGAAGTGTCTACAACATAGATGAAAACTCAACAGAACCCTTTTCTGATTGATGTTTTTATGAACAACCACTGCACAACAACGTGTAAAGTCCCGTTATTTAAGGTATACTTTTTCTAAGGAGTAATTCACAATGGCTTATTCACGACCTGGCGTTTACGTCTCAGAAGGCGCTTTTGCCACCACATCCACCGCTGGTGCGGCTACTGTTGCTGCTGGCTTTGTCGGCACGGCTTCTCGTGGTCCAGTTGTCCCAACACGAGTGAACTCGTGGACTGCGTACAAAGCACTGTACGGGGACATTGATAGTGCTTACGATTTGCCGTACGCCGTTTATCACTATTTTGCAAATGGTGGTCGCAGTGCATTTGTGTCCCGTGTGTATGACTCATCTCATGCCGCAGCCGCCTCTGTAAACGTGGCTGGAACTGTTAACGGTGGTGGCTCAACTACAGTGTTTACAGTTTCTGCTGAAAACGCTGGCGTGTGGGGTAACAGCCTTACTGTTACTACTACTGCTGGTCTTGTCACTGGTAACGAGCCGACATTCAACCTCATTGTAAAACTGGATGGAACGGAAGTTGAGCGTTGGAGTGAGGTCAGTCTTGACCTATCGTCAAATCGTTATTTGTCTACGGTAGTTAATACGTATTCAACGTATATTCGTGTTTCCAACGTTGCTGCGTACACGTCGGCATTTACCGTTACTGCGGCTGCCAACTCCGCTCTTGTTTCTGGTTCTGATGGAGTCAGCGTTGCAAACGGCGACTGGAACGATGCGGTAAGTCGCTTTGATTCCGTCACGGAAGAGTTGGTTCTCAACCTCGTCAACATGACAACGGCTGCCGTGGTAAACAACGCCCTTACGTACGCAGAAAACCGTGGTGATGTGTTTGTGGTCATTGACCCCGCTACGGTTACAAGCGGCGCTGATGCTGTTTCAGCAATCAGCGGATACAGTGCGTCTTCGTATGGAGCCGTGTACTACCCCAAATTGAAGATGGTAGACCCATCTAAGACTGGTGCGGCAGCCATCCGTGACACTGCTCCTGGTGGTGCATTGCTTGGACTCTACTCACGTGTTGAGGCTGAGCGAACAGTCGCCAAAGCACCTGCTGGCTATGCATACGATTTGCGTGGGGCCTTCGGTCTTGTGACCTCCTTTACAGAGGCTGAGCAGGGAACAATGTACGACGCACATGTAAACACGTTGAAAGCGGTTCCAGGCGCTGGTGTCATTGTCAACGGTGCTCGTACTTTGAAGAAGACGGACATCACCAAGTTTGTTCCAACCCGTCGTAGTTTGAACTACGTCAAGGCACAGTCCAAACGGTTGACCGAGTTTGCCATCTTTGAGCCAAACAATGACCGTTTGTGGACAACCATTGAAGTTCGCCTATCCAAGTTTCTTTCTGAATTTTGGTCGGCAGGTGGACTCAAGGGTGGAACTGCTGCACAAGCGTTCTACGTCTTGTGTGATTCAACAAACAACACGTCAAACACGATTGAAAACGGGGAAGTCCATGTTGAGGTCGGGGTTGCACTGCAAACTCCCGCCGAATTCATTGTCATTGAAGTCAGCCAGTTCACTGGCGGCTCTACCCTCACGGAAACCGTCTAAGGAGTAATAATGCCTATTTCACAACGTACTGACCCGCTTCGTAACTTCAAATTCCAAATTCAAATTGTTACTGCTCCTTCACTAAACACGCACACTGGTGGTTTGGAAGGTCTTGGATTTGCAGAAATGTCGGGACTTAGCGTCACCAACGAACTCATCGCCTACCGTGAGGGTGGGATGAACACGCACCCGCACAAGATGGTGGGTCAATCTGATTTTCCGCCAGTTTCGTTTAGTCGTGGTGTGTTTGCCAACCAATCACAGATGTGGAAATGGCAAACATTTATACACTCATGGCAACAGGGGGCAGCATCGCAACCAGGTGCAACAAGTTCAGGGAGCACTGGTCTACGTAATTTGGCTGCTGGTAATGATTACCGTTGTGACATTATTGTAAGGGTTTTTGACCATCCCTACACCGCAGCCGACAACAATGGCGGTTATTATCAGAGAACTGACCTTCCTGATGCAAACACTAAGCCTGGTGTTGCCCGACTTGGTTTTAAACTTTTTAATTGTTGGCCTGGTGTTTGGGCAATGAACGGTCTCAATGCTGGTGATAACGGTATTTTGATTCAACAAATGACTATTCATCATGAGGGTTTTGTAATTGCCTTTACTGAGACAGAATTGGCTGCGTTAGCACAAGCAAATTAATACAACTTTACAAGTTAAGTAGGAGCACAATATGAGCAATACACAATCGTCGGCTGCCGCCTTTAATGAAGCGCTGGTAGAACCAGCGCCACGTGTAGACCTTCCGACAAGTCTTAAAGTTGATTTAATGCGGGGTCTTTTAAACCCTCTTGACAACGAATGGCAAATGTCGGCAGTGGTTAGAGAACTAAACGGAACTGACGAGGAGGCGTTGGCGGCTTTTGACGTGCAAAAAGGCGTATCGTACTCCGAATACATGACGCACATGCTAAAACGAAGCGTTACATCTATTGGAAACGTTGATGTGCTGGGACGTGCAGAAATAATTGACGAACTTATCATTGGTGACCGTGACTTGTTGTTTCTTGGGGTGCTCAAGGCAACTTACGGGCGTTTTAGAGAATTTCAAGTTACTTGTCGTGAATGTGGGGGAAGTAACGACGTAACAATGGACCTTGAAAATGATTTTAAAATGGAAGACCCTAAACACGATTTACATGAAACAATGAAAATAAAGTTAAAAAACGGTACGGTTGTAGAACTGCTTTACCCCAATGGTGGAGATAGTCAAGCCGCTAGTAAAAAAGGAAAAACTACTGCCGAACAGAATACGTACATTCTTTCTCGTTGCGTTATATTACAAGGTAAAAGTGATAACGACAAAGAGGCGTGGGCAAGGGGGTTGTCATTGGCTGACCGTAACAAGTTGGTCAAAGCCCTTTTCTCAGCGCAGCCAGGGCCTCGTATGGAAGAGGTGGAAACCCAATGCGCCCACTGTAATGCTAAAATTGTATTAGCACTAGATTGGGTCTCACTTCTATTTGGCTAATCTGGTTAAAATATATTGGGAGTACGAAGCGATTGCCTCTACGTATGGAGGTTTTGGTCTAGAAGACCTGAAATCCATGACAGTAAGACAACGAGCGTACTGGTTTCGTATGGCTCGTTGGAAAAACTCTACTGGAGGTTAATCCGTGGTAGACAACAACGAACCTAACTTAGCAACAGGAGGTCTTGGCGGCGATAGTGCTGCTGAAGGCTCTGCGGCTAGTGCTATGGGCAACGCCGTTGTTAACTCACGCCTCAGCGTTGATTTGACCATGCTAAAAGGTCTCAACGAAGAACTTACCAAACTTGATGGCAACGTAAAAAAGATTAAAGACAAGTTTAAATCTCTTACCAGAGAAGCAAAGGACCTTACTACTCAATTAAATAAGGCAGCCACTGCCATGGGCAAGATGGGCGGTAGCGCTGGTTCCTCTGGATATATGGACACGTCTAAGGGAATGCCTCCTGCGGCATCTGCGCCTCCTCCTGGAACTGGTGGTTCTGGAATAAGCACCGAAGCCGCCGATGCGATTGCTATTTTGGCTCAGTTGGGAATAGGCCCTTCTGGACCTGGAGCAGCACCAGCAAGTGGTGGTACTAAAAAGACAAGTGCTTTAAAAACTTTTACTGGTTCAAAAGGTTTTGAAGCCTTACAAATGGCTGTTCAAGAAATTGACAACCGTGTAGACAGAAACAAACAATACGCTTTGCCCGCTGACCGTTTGAGCGTCGTATTGCAACAACAATACAACATGAGTCAAGGGCAAGTACAACGTGATTTGCGTGACCCACTCCGACAATACAAACTTGGATACGGCGGTATCAATGAGTTGTTAGCAATGCAATCTCGTACTGGGTTGAGCGCACGCATGCAGGCAAGTTCTGTTGAAT